CCTGCCCTCAACATATCTACAGGTAAAAAAGAGGGTGATGATAATAAGTATTCTGGACCAGTCACTAGAGAAGTAAAGAATGGAGAAGTATATGAAGTACAATTCATAACGATAAACAAAGCATTCTTGAGACTCAAAGATGGTGGGAAAAAGATTGAGTGTAACGACAACACTGATAATGACTGGAGAGACGCTGTTATATCTGCGTCTGACGGACTATTTTTTGATCTCGTAAATGGTGGAGAAAAGGGTCAACCACAAAATATTGGTAAAGCAAAATTTAGAGTTGGAACTAAACCAGCACCACCACCAGCACCACCACAAACAGATATAGTCGGTCTAGTCGGAGGCACAGAAGAAGATGGTGTCACTTATGAGGGACCAACTCTTGCTTCGTATAGAAAAGGATCTCTCGGACCATTCTTAACACCTGCATTTACAAGTGATGAACAATATCTTGCTGAGTTCCAGAACACAACATGGAACATGATCTGGAAGGGTGTTAATTTCCCTCAACAAGGGAGATACACTATTCAAATTCAAGCAGATGACATTGCTAAACTCAGAATCGATGGACAAGAGGTAGCATCTGATCAACTTCAACTAAATCGAGGAGTAAGTTCGTATGAAATTAATCAAACTGCTGGAAGAAAAACAGTTGAAATTGAATTGTTCAATCAAGGTGAACGGACAGGACCTTTCTCAACAAATCCAACAGTTGTTGCTGCGAGAATTGATTATAATGGTACACGAGAGACAGGAAAGTCTAAGTCCTGGGATGATAATCCAATGGGCATCTCTGCTGAACTGATTCCACCACCATGTCCAAAAGAAGTTGGCGGTAAAGGCGTCGTCACGAGGGTCATTGTTGATGATCCTGGAAATGGATTTACACCAACTGATGGTCGCGACACAGAGACCACTCCGCCAGATGATCCACTGGCACCAGACCCAGTAACGATTGGTCTGGAGTTGGAATCGGTAGAAATTGCGGATCCTGGAATTAATTACAATTGTGGTGAGGATGAAGTTGTAATTGAACCAAGTAACGGTGCTGAGTTGTCATATGAGTGTGATACTTTTGGTAGAATTGTTAAAATTAATGTTGATACACCAGGTTTCTTTGTTCAACGACCTGAAATTTCAATAGGGAAACCACCAATAAGAAGGGGACCACCAGGTGGTCCTGAGGGACCAGGTGGTCCTGAGGGACCAGGAACACCCGGTATTAACTTTAGAGCAATTCCACAGTTTAGGGTCGTCATTGACCCGATCGGTGTCCCTGATGAACTGTTGCTTCAGGTCACTGACCTGCCAGGAATCAAGAGAACTGGATTCGTCAATGGTCGCTCTTACTTTGGTGCTGTTTACTATGAAGACGGGTTGAAATTTGCTGGTTTCTTTGCTACAGTTGGAGAACCTGTTCGTGTCTATGACACCCTACAGGAAAGCATCGATGCTCAGGTCACCACACCTCCATCTGCGATCCAGAGACAGGGCACAGATATTACTGCTAATGATCCTAGACTTAATATCCCCGACACTCCAGACGAAATCGTTTAAATAGTTAGGTAAGAAAATAGACAATGGCAACCGCATCCAATAACAAACTGAATAGATCAGGAGGTGAAGAGTCTGGACCAAAGACTGATTCAGCAAAGGAAAATTATCATGCCATAAAATTATCCAACCCAGACGGATCTCTTACCTTCAGTCAAATTCATAAGAAGGCAGATGTGACTGCGGCAATTATGCTGCAGACTCTTGACGCCGAACACGCCTTCTTTATGGATAAAGATGGAACAAGAAAGGGGTGTACCACATCATGCTCTCCTAGAAGATTAAATCTTGAGTGTGGGAGTGCGATGGATGAGGCAGAAGATTCCTTGTTTATTAACGCAAAGAATGGTAATATAATTATCAAAGCCGACAACGGCAAAATTAGAATGGAGGCGACCGACATTGAGTTGATCACCACAGGTGATACTGCTGATAGAGGGAACATTAAACTAACCTCTAGTCAGAATGTTATTGTTGAGGCAGACAAAAAGTTTTTGGTTGATTCCAAGCACACCAAAATGGTGAGCACGGGACAAACTGAAATCAGTGCCAACACTTGTATGAGAATTTACGGATCAATCATTCGTGGAGTGACTGACGCATGTGCTGTGAAGGACTCCAAAAATAACAATCAAAGAACTCAAAGAGAAAATAATCAAGTCTAGGAGATGAGAAAATGAGTTTTGAATTCGATGACCTTAAAGCAGGAGGTCAACTCAGAGTTGGATCTGGTGCTATTTGTCCTCCAATTAAAGAGGGCAATAATAAAATCAATGGTTCGATGCACGCAGAAGGTCCTGTTGTTTTTGGTGAGCCAGGAGCAGAGGCAAAAAATCGTGCCACTTTGATTGTCAATAGAACTGATAATGATGACGATGACTGCAAACCTGCAGATCGTTCTGTATGGATCAATGGGAATACACGAATTAATGGAGACAGTGACACCAGAGATGCTTTATATGTAACAGGTGGAAAAACTCATGCTGCTTACTTTGAAGGAGGTGCTCCAGACGCTGTATATGTTGTCGGTGATATGTATGTCACCGGAAAAGTTGATTGTGACAACAAGGGAAGACTAGCATCTAGATTTTCATCAGCAGACGCTAGACCAAAACCATTTGACATCAAACACCCATCAAGAGAAGGATATCGTCTTCGCTATGCCTGTGTTGAGGGACCGGAAGTTGGTGTCTATCACAGAGGTCGTGTAAAGAATGAAAAGGTGATTGTTCTCCCTAGTTACTGGAAAGATTTTGTTTACATCGATAGCATTTCTGTTCAGTTACAACCAATCGGTGCTCATCAGGATGTAATCGTCAAACGATGGGATGATGAGAAGATCTATCTTCAGTCTAGAGGTGGTATGCCGATTGATTGTTTCTATCATGTGTACGCCGAAAGAAATGACATTAACCCTCTGATTACTGAGTATGAAGGTGAAAGTTGTGAGGATTATCCAGATCCAAACCACCATAAAATTTCAGAAGACGAAAGAAACTACAAAGATCCTGAATACGCAACGAAGCAGAATATCAGAACGAAGTGAAGAAACTAATCTATATTGAGGAGAAGTTTCTTGATCCTATTCTTTGCGAACCATTTATTAATCTAGCAAAAAGGAACACCAAGGAGTTGCCTTATGGTGATGAGAGTAGAGGTGGAGACACATTTTTGACCACAGTCACTCACTCCAATCCAGATGAGTCCTTGTCGAAAGGTATGGATGTGCCAGAACCAGATGGTAATTATGGTGCGATATATCTTGGTGGGAATGTAGATCCAACAACCATTGAGGTTGATGATGATGAATTATTCAAAACAGTGGTTCATGGCATCACTGATTTGTGTAAATCATTTGATCCAGATATTGTCTTAGATTATGTTGGTGTTGTGCGTTGGCCACCAGGAACCTTCATGAAACCTCATTTTGACAAAAATGATATCCATGGACCTGATGTATTTGCTGCTATGCTTTATCTTAATAATAACTTTAGTGGTGGACACACATGCTTTGAAGATTTTGATGTGGCACCGGAACCTGGTAAACTCATAATATTTTCAAATTCACAGTATCTACATCATGTGAACAAGGTAGAGGACGGTGAAAGATTTGTCTTATCCTTCTGGTACAAACGCTTGACACCACCCTCTGAATGACCTATTATACCTAGGTAATCAAACAAATCCCATGCAAGACGAGTACCTGACCCGTTGTGTCGTTGATCCCGTGAAGCGTAAGTTCTTCCTGTACTCTAGTGATGGTGATGAGCGTGTCGTGGATTGTGAGACCGTGGATCAGTTCATGACTGTGTTGGAACTGGTGCGTGACACATGTGATGATGATGTGCTGGCGTATGCTAGTCCTCTCTGAGGGAAAATCGACTTTTATTTCCAAAAAAGTCGGAAAAAAAATCCCGGCAAAAAATCGCCCTATTACCTTTTTATGTTAGTTCATCCTTTGTCCCTTTACAAAGAAATCCTAGAATGTTATGAGTATGAGACCCGAAACCCGACAATCTATGGAAATGTTATTCGCGGCGAAATGGAATTTACCGAAAGCAGCGAAGAATGCAGGTCTGACCAACAAGGAGATGAAAATCACATTTAACGAATATTGTGCTTTTCACCCTGCTACTTGGAAGGAGTGATTTTATAGGAGCGTGGCGGAATCGGTAGACGCACCAGACTTAAAATCTGTTGAGAAATATCTCGTGGGGGTTCAAGTCCCCCCGCTCCTATCCCCTAAATATGCTTAGGGTGTGCGGTAATCCCCAT